TTCATATGCACAACCACTAAATGTGCATAACCCACAGAGTGACTTTTCTTAAAATAATACGCATTAGAATCATTTGGTACTGTCCAAACTTCTTGTCCTATTTCCTTCCACGTTCTATTTGCTAGATAGCGTTTAGCAGGGCGTATTACTGCTAAAAACATTGCCATTCTAGGAATACTGTCCGGCATCATTTGCTTTACTAGTTCATAATGATTGCCAATATGTATAATCTGCTCGGTGTATTCTTTCTCAGCAAGTCTTTCCCACGGAGGTTCTGTAAACATTAGATCAATTAAATGTTCTTCGCTCTGTACTTGGTTATATAAGTTAACATTAAGTAAATCCAACTTAACGTATCCTCGCTCTTCCGCATCCTTGTGGTCGAGCGAGCATACTCCTTTTATAGGATCCATTGGAACATCTGTAAAGTAAACACCAGTATTATGCTTTATTAAAGTGTTATTACGTATAATGCCCGCAGGTGTATGGTTAGGCATTGCATTGAGAACTTTGCTTCTATCAGCCAAGTCTATGTCAATGTCAAAATTAACCTTACTCATTTTATTATCCAGTTTTTTCCATAAATGCTATTTTATCTTTAAGATGTAACTTTTCCTTTTTAAGTTCCGTCAGTCTGACATGAGTTTCGGCAAGATCTTGCCCCTCCAGTTCCCAAATCATGCTGTCTAGTTCTTTATGTCTTTTTCTTAATAATCTTATATCAAAATTTACTATATTGTCTGTCATTATTTTCTCCTATATTTTTGCTTCACTTAAAATGTGTTTGACCCATTCGACGTCTGCCGGAAATGCTTCAAACCTTTTACTCCAATAAACAGGATCAATAAATTCATTTATTAATCCTAACTGTTCATCACTCATCTTAGACAACATATCCATACCTGTTTCACTGTGGTATATTGTCCAAGGACTTATTTTGCCGTTGCGTATTAATGCCACTGCTTTGTTAAAACTTACATACCTAAAGAAATGATTAAACACAGAGTTGTTATTGTTTGCCCAATCCTCCATATTCAGTATGCTACGCTCTAGTGCGTCTCTAGCATTTTCTGTTTTAATGTATGGCAGTAAGTAATCTTCGTATACAGAGTCTTTACACCAATTATCTAATTTGGTATTACTTTTAATAACATAATCAATAAAGTAATCTGGGTTAATAGCATTGATATTCATAATGTGTTTGCCAAATTTTACAAACGCATTGTAATATTGACTACTAGCAAAATGTTGGTAATCTTTAAAGTTTGCAGACCCTTGTGTCAGTTCATAGAATCGCCTATAAGCAATCATACCTATTTGTACGTGCTTCTCGTCTTTCTGTAAATGTCTGCGCTTTTGCTCACATACATGAGCTGCTAGTGTTTTTTCTCTAGCAAAACTTCTATTGCAGTACTTACATTCATAACCACTGCTTGATTGACTTATCGTCGTATCCATGTTCTATTGCTAATTGTTTGAGTTCCTTTTTGTCACACATTTCTGCGAGTGCTTCGATATCACTAAGTTTCCAAGTTGGGTATATCTCTTTAAGAAACTTAGTTTTCTTATTATCCTTTGTTTCTTTTTTCATTGGCAAATACTTGCGTTGGAACTTCCCAATGCCAGGATTGATAGCGCATAGTATTTTATAAGTTAAATCAGGATGCTTGCTTACTTCCCAAAAGTTAATGTTTAGTTCATTATTAGTTGCGCGGATCATATACTCCTGTAATTCATTGGAGCCTGTTGCACTTGCGGAATATTTAAGTTGTAGATAAGGGCTAAATGCTTTTTGCTTTTCTTTGCTTAACGATTTATACCATCCATAGTCTTTCTTATCTATTGCGTTAAACACTTCATATAACGGTAGCACTGCTGGTTTAGCCATTCTTAAATCCTTTTATGTACTCTTCTATTGTAACATTTTCTACGTATTTGTCAAGTTCAAAAGGATTGTTATCGGCAACTCTAATTATTTTGCCGTTAAATCTATTACAAGCTGCTTTAATGTTATATTGTTCGATAATAAAACCACCGGATTCTTTATTACTATTATAATAATTTTCTGTGTCGTTGTATATATTATTTACTCTACCACCACTATCTTCTAAGTCAAACCCGATTAAGTGTATTTCGCTATGAGTTCGCATTGCTATTAATATTGCTATTACACCCGAATTCATCATAGGTTCATACTCAGGTATGTTCTCTATATAATGAACATTTGCTATTTTAACACTACTTTGCTCAAACTCTTCTCGCATTGGTGAGTCAAGTATTACTAAATGGTCCGGAACAAACTCTCTATATAACGCATTGCAACCATATATTTCCCACTCGTCGCGTTTAAACAAGTTTAAATCTATTTGCTTACGGCTTTCGCCATTGCCTATTACTAACGCTTTCACCACCAGCCTGCCGCTACACCTATTCCTATTACATTTACAACAGCAAAGTAACCTGTAAGCAATACTGGCCAAGCAAGTTTGCGTCTATAATACGCATAAATGCCTGTTATTGATCCTATAAGAAAGCCAGGATACACTAGTAACATATTAGGTTCATCTGCTGTAAGTGCTAAATTTAAACTAGCAAAGACTGTAAAAACAAAACTTATAAGTTCATATACAAATGCTATTTTATCGCTATAGTACGATTCTTTCCAAAACTCTATTATTTTATCCATTACATAACTTGAGTAACGTCAATAATTTCGGATTGCTTATTAATCTCACTCACAAAGTAAGCACACTGTGGTTTAGGTCCATCATGTAGTGGAACGCAAAGCAGTTGTCCAGTTTTAAGTTTTGGAAAGTACCACTTAACTTCAGTGTAAATATCAACAATATCAATTTCCTTGTAACTATGCATATAACCACTTAGTGGATTATACATAAACGCTTCAAATCCTCTGTCATTGACACTTGTAAGTGGAAGCACCTCAAGATCTCCAACTTCCGGACTGCCTACTACCACATGCCAATCTACGGGCATAGCAATCTTATGATCGCCAAGTTTAATTACCACCGCAGGAGCATTAAAAGACTCTAAAAAGATAAGTGGTATAAAAAAGTAATCTGCATCGGCTGGATTACTGTTATCAAGAATACAAAATCTCACATCATCTACCTTTTCAGGCATTGTATTCATAGCATAGGCTTCGTTGTCTAACGTTAATATTCTCATTGATTTTTCTCTTTTAAAATTTTAAAATGGTACGTCATCATCACCAAAATCATCATGATCTTGTGTATCTATTGGGTCATTGTCACGGGGTTTGTGATAATCTGGATTTCTTACTATTTGCTTTGTTCGCGGATTAACTACATAATATTGGTGAGATCTGTCTTTGGACTGTGGCTTTTTTAACATGTCTGCCTGTTTTTTTCCACTCATAACCCGTGGTTGATAAATTGGTTTTTGTGGATTTCCGGCGTCATCATAATTTACCTCGTATGCTTTAGGAGCACCGGGACCAGAGTTCATATACTTTGTATGAACAAGTTTTTCTAGTGAAGCCATTTGCTTTACTAGTAATATAATTTCGGATTGTAAATCTTTATTTTCTAGTTTGACTTTGTCAACCTGGTCTAATATATCTTTGTTTGATTTTTTTAAATCATTGAACTGGTCAACTAGGTCATTATACTTTTTATAAAGATCGCTAACTTGTGAACTCATTGCTTATTATTTATTATCCTTGCCATTTAATTTTTTCGACAGTAAATGGATATTCTGCTTCCCTGTAAAAAGACTTTCTTTTTGTTAAGTGTCTTTTAGCATATTTACACGTACTAGTAATATCCCATATCTGTACAAAGTCTTTATCTTCTGCTTTGCGTATTCCACGTCCAATGCTTTGTATAACTCTTACAAAACTTTTACCAGGCTCCAATAACACAAGGTTAAAGATACGTGGTATGTTAATACCAACTGCCGCAACGCCATATGTTGCTATAATAATTTTAGCATCAGAAGTTTTAACATCATCATAATGTTCTTTTCTTTCATCTGCTTTTGTTGATCCGCTAACAAAAACACTATTATCAATTTTACTTTCCAATGATTTGCCAGCACTAATTCTATCAACAAGTATTAAAGTATTTCCACTTTCTTTAACATTGTCAATGAAACCACTTATGTAATCAAGTCTATCTTCATTGTTAAGAAGATATTTTAATTCACTCTGATAGTTATTATATTCTCCGTAGTCATTAAGTTGTATTATATTCACATGACAGTTGGCTAAAACACCTTTATCCTGTAGATCTGCGGCAGCAATTCTGTTTACTACATCTCCAATACTGACTTTCAGTGACATCCATTCAAACTGTTCCTTTGGTATTGTGCCTGTTAGTCCCCAACGTATAGGCACATGGGCAAACTGTTGCGTTAGCAATTGTTTCAGCACATCCGCTTTACTCATATGTACTTCGTCTACCATAACGCACACCACCCCATCGATAAAGTCTTCGATAGTAATATCTACTTCGGCGGCGCGTGTTTTCTTTGTAAGTATGTTCAGACTTTGCCAAGTACAAATAGTGTGCGTTCTACCATACTCTTTTCTATCGCCATAAAACACACCCACATCAAGTCCTAAGTTTATGTAGTCCTCTTCTGTCTGCGTTACAAGGCTTTTATTTGGTACAATAACAATAGTGCGTCCATACTTCTCACAAATATTACTAAGTGCGGCAGTAATAAGTGTCTTACCTGCGCCTGTTGCTACTTCTTGTATGGACTGTGGATTTTCTAAAAAGCGATTAATAACATCTATTTGGTAGTCACGCAATACAATGGGCTGTCCTTCATGCGTATGCCCCTCTGGCCATGCAACATGGTTGTAACTTTCAGCAGTTACTTTGTCAAAGTTTAACTCTACTGGGTTTCTGTAGTCTATAAGTTCTACTTTATAACTGTCTAGTAGTGGCAGTATATCGCCAAGCAGATTTGTATAAGTGCTACCACCAAGATTAAAGAAAGACGCCTTGCCGTCCCAGCGTCCTAAACGAACAGACGGCATAAAACGTGCGTGGGGAATATCGAACTTAAACTTTTCTACTAGTTTTCTTCTTTCGAGTAAGTCTAATCCTTCAAACTTGCAGTTAACTTCGTCTTTTAAATATAATTTACATTTTGGCATAATATTCGTTGCCAGGTCCTAGTTCCATTAATAATCTATTACTCTCTTCGTCAAGGGGAGAGTTTACAGTATTATAATAACACACTTTTGGTATATGGTCAAGAAATATATTAAATGTTCTTTCATTGACCATTCTGGTAAAAAATATTATCTGAGGATTTATTTCGCTTTCGATCAAGTCCTTTGATGTATGTGAATAGTATACTAAGCAATCTTTCTTACCAAAGCGGGTTGCTTCTCCAACTGATTCCTCTTTCATAAGTTGCCTTACTACTTTAAAAACCATCGGATCAAATTGCGGGTCTACTATCTTTTCGTGTTTCAACGCGATAGGTTTCTTACTGTTAGACACACCAGTATTGGTTACTTTTGCGCCAAATAATAACCTTTCCGGAGAATGAAACACAATTGGTATCCTGTTATATTTTAAAGCATACATTAGTATACCTTTTAACTTTTTTTCTTTTTCTTTTAGAGTACCACCAAGAGAGATTCTACTATTAGATACCATTACATGCTCTACTGAATCTCCTATCATTAGTTTTACTTTGTCGCTTAAACCGTAACCTAACTCATGTGACCTGTCTATTAGTCTCCAAAGATCAGTTAATTTCTGATCATTTAAATATTTAAGTAGTGAATCTGGCGCATTTTTAATGTAAGGTTTTAAGTCATTATCTACACAAAGTTCTATGTTATATTTCTCTGGAGAATTTTTTATATTATACACCTCAGTTTGATATTCTAAAACTTCATCACTATATTCTATATTTGTAACATTAAGACTTTCTAAAAAATTTTGAATAAAAATTAGATTATCTTCAGTAAAACTAAATGACCATGCCTTCTTTTCTACGTTCCAAGTAACATCGGTTTTATTACTCTTACCATGCGAGAATAAACGACGCGGCACATCTGCCGTACTAAACTGTTCAGTCATATCTAACCCCGTCATAGTGAACGGAAGTTTTAAGTAGATGGAATTGTCTTCTATATAAACTTTAGCAGGCTTTTTCATAATAAAAAAGGGGAGGCACTGTGCCTCCCCAAGTGTTATAGATACTTATCACTGGAGCGTTGCAATAAGTATCTATGTGGCGTTGGTTATTTAAGTATGCTAACCTCCGCCATACGCTTCCAGTTGTCTTTAGACAGTTTACGCAAATCACCAATCTTAAGAGCGGTGCGTAGCGACACTTCTCGAAGTCTGTTTTTGTTTTCGTCCATATAGTCAAGAACTTCTTGCTGGGCTTGGTCGCTCAGTTTGTAGCCTTTAAACAATTCACCGCTTTTGGCAATCTGCTTAATTCTAAGAGTCTTGTCGCGCATCGTGTCCAGTGTAAGGTCCAAGTAGTGGCAACGTGACTGTAGTGCTTCTAAATGGTCCTTGACTTTCTTAGAGCGCACATTCTCAAACTTTACGTTAGTAATAAAGATTGCCGAACCATGAAAGTCGAACGAGTTAGGAATGCCTTCGGATCGAAGTTTAGCACTGTCAGCGTTCCAACAAATTCTACGCCGTTTGCCGGAGTCCAGTGCCGCTTTAAGAATGTTCAACGACAAATCATCAAACAGCACGGAGTCACAGTCATCAAACACTAGCACGTTACCGCGATCGCTGTACTCGTACAGTTTAGCGTACAGTCCGAGAGCAGTCATCGCACCCTTTACAACATCGTATCGCGTACGAGTGCCTTTGATTTTGTCAAACAGTGAAGCCTTTTCGAGAGTTGTTTCAACACCGTATGACTTACCAACACCCGGAGGGCCTGTAACAATCATTGCGCGGACGTCACCGTTGATGGATGCTTCAGTCATTTCGTTAAGGATGCTGAAACGCTCGCCGATACGTTCCATAATCTGCTCATCAGTTTCTTCAACCACTTTCGGCGCTCTAGGCTTCACAAAGTCTGCTGAAACAGACTCTTGGGCCTCCATTGCTTCTTCTTCTGTGGCAGTCTGATACGCCATCACGTTCTCAATTTTAACTCGAATGTTTCGAGCCGGAAACTCGGTAGGCCTGAACGTTCCATCAACAGTAAGAAACATTCCGCCCTTACCATAACTTGGATCTTCCTTTGCCAACGGAAAATATCCGCTAACTTCTTTTCCAGCATGGACACCTTTATGAATGTATACAAAGTTTGACATAATTCGCTCCTTATATGTCTATTAGTTAATTAAACTTGGCGGGGGACGTCATATCGTCCCTGCATGGTGAAGGTGCCGAGGTGCGTGGCGTTGCCAGTTGCGGGCCAATTTACCTCGCCTTTGAACGCCTGTACTCTCAAAGGAGTGTCAAAACCATTGGTTTTGGGGTTGGCGTTAAACTGCCCAACAGCACCTATCAGTGTGTCGTCGTAAATACAAGTCTCACGCTGAGATCCAGCAATGTTTCGAAAGTTGATTACAAAAGTGTTGTTCATTTATCGTCCCTATTTCTTTAGCGTATATATACATTATACAGGAAGTAGCGAAAATGTCACGAAAAAAGTTGCTCTAAGTACTTGATTTTATTGAGGTTTTTTATTTTTTGTTTTTTTAGTTGTTTTTTTAGTGGTTTTTGCAGGTTTCCACTTGGCTGTGACTCTGGTAATCTTTTCTAAATTATCTATTTGAATATCTATTTCTTTTGGATGAGCAAATACGTTAATAACTGCACCATTTGGATCTACGAAAATACACTCCTCATTTTCAAAGTAATTATTTGGATTAAAGTCTGGAGAAGGCAACCAATAGCAGTCATAATCCATGTCCTTAAATGTTTGTAATAGATCTTTCTGATTTTCTTGGCACTCTGCAATAACAAATGGTCGATGTGTAGAAAATAAACGTGTTCCGGTATGTAGTACATCTGCTTCATTCCCCTCAACGTCTATCTTTACTAGATTACAGTAGTCTAATTGTATATCATCTAAATTAAAAACCGCACACCGCTCTACTTCATTGCCCGTGTCTTGATCAGTAGTTTTTAATGCGCCATGATTTATTTCATCTGCTACTCTATTAAGAGGAAGGTATAACGGGCGTTTTGTTCCTACTGCACCTTTAATTGGCGTTACGTTAAATGCACTGTTAAGTGTTAAATTAGTCATTAAGAAAAAATAATTTAAATGACTTGGTTCGAAAGCATACACCTCGCCTTCATTTCCTATTACACTAGAATAAAAAACAGAATGTACTCCAATATTAGCGCCTACGTCAATAACTTTTGCTCCAGGACGAAGAATTTGAGATGCTAGTGCCAACTCTGCTTCAGCATATTCGCCATATTGATCTAAACTTCGCCCTATTACTGTATCATTTATATTGTATGAGAAATCTCCGTGCTTACAAGGTTTAACTCTTACGTGATTATTTTGTATTATAGGAAATCCCATTACACTCTATCTCCATAGTTAGTTAGCGCACCAGTCATCCATGGAATAATCAAACAAGTTTCGTCAAAGTACCCCTTCGCTTTAATCATATCATGTGTACATTCTGGTAGTGCGCCTCGCTCCTGTAATGCGGCGTGATTTAAACTATACGGGTTATTTACTTCTTCCCAATCTTTCATCGGTTTAATAATAGCATGGATATTTCGATCATTAAACTTTTTAAGAAAGTATCCTTTATCACAGTTCCATCCTGCCATTGCTAAGTGCGTGATTAGTGTTGGAAGCGAATAAAAGTTTTTATCGTGGTGATTAAATCTTGTTTTGAGCCTTCCGTAATCAGTATCTAAAGCCTGTGGCACAGTTAAAAACAGCAATGAATACTCAGTCATCACTCTACGCATTTCAACTAGTCCTCTAACAGGATCGATTAATTGTTGTAAAGAGTGGTGACACCAACCCAAATTAAATTCGTTATCTTTATACGGCATATTTTGTATATCACCGCAAGTAAAATCAAACTTGTCAATAGATCTGTCTATTAGATCTATACCAGACACTTTAGTATAACTAACGCCAGGCTGGGTTTCATCATAAGGCGCCTGTTTTGTCCACCATTCAGTCACTGATCCATCACCGCAACCAAAATCGCAAACGTGAAGCATATTTTCAAACAATTGCTTTGAGATTACACTCTGTACTTCTTTAGCGGCCGCTTGTTGGGCTAGTATGTCACCATATGGCGCCGTATCTATCATACTGTAACATCCTCCATACCTGCTGTTCGTAAGCGTATAACATTACTTACCTGAAATTGTTTAACATCCAGTCCTTTAACAACTCCCAGCCATTTATTACGAATTAACGCAACTTCATTAATAATAGTTTCTAAGTCCACTACCTCATCTTCACCGTCTACATACTTTTCAGCATCACGAGCACTGAGGGCTCTGTTATAACTTTCTAAATACTTTTTAAAATGCTTGCGTCTTGTTTTGCGTAATTGTATATTAAGGTGCTGTAATATTGCTTCTATTTCTTGTAATTGATTAAACCGATGTTCTACAATGCCCGGCAATGCCGTAGCATTTTTTTCTAGAACACCGGCAATCTTAACGTCCTTTTTGGCATGTATAAGTTCACCTTCGTAATATTCCAAAGCATCTGGAATATTACCCATACTTTGAACTACCTTACTATACCACACTAGAAATCACCACTCTTGTTCCTCTTCATCATATTCTTCTTTATCAAATTCACTAGCAATTTGTTCAATTGTAGTGCAGGTTTCTGCCAATTCATCAACAATTTCTGAATGGCCTTCTTCATATAGATAGTTTACAAGCTGCTCTGCAGATAGTGGTAATTCTTTTTTTGGAATGTATGCCTTCAACATTTCCCATGTTTGTATTAAAACAGTACTATTCACAAATATTCCTCGGGTTAAATTTAAGGATATTTATACTTCTGATTCAGATTCTTCAATTTCTATATCAGAAGATTCCTCTACTGTATTGCCGAAACTAAAATTTCGATCCTGTAGATCATTCATAATAATGTTTAATTTATCACCAGTCCAGCCTTTTCTAAACTCCAACATCTCAGTACCATCTTTAAGAGTATATCCAAGCCTATTTCCACTTTTCTTAACCCAACCTTGTGCTTCAAACATGTCCAATAATCCACTATACGGATCCATTCCAGTTTCATAAGGAATCTTGACTTGTACGCCTTCAAACGGTTTAGCGTAACGTGTTTTCATAACCTTACATCCTGCTCGGATACCCATAACTTGACTAATCTTGTTACCATCAGCATCTTCTTTAAGTTTTAACTTTTTCATAGCAATAACAACTGAACTTGCGTAGATAAAGCCTTGGCCGCCAGAAATCTTGTCATCTGGATCAAACATATCTTGTGACGCGTAGGTGTGGTTAGTAGCAAGTAATCCTACATTATATCCACCAAACATATTAACACAATTACGAACAAGTGCTGTCAATGCTTTTGGCTTTCTACCCATATCACCTTTCATATCACCCTTTTGGAATTGATCAACGTCAGTTGGTGTAAGTAGCATACCTAACGAGTCTACAACAAAAAGAACTTTAGGGCGTTCTTCCTCTTCCATAGTCTTATAATCTTTCATAAAGACGCTAATTGTTTTAGCAACGTCATCAATCATACTCATTGACAAACGAAGTAGTTTTTCTTCGCTAGTGTCTACGCCGAGTCTTTCTAACCAGTCCTTATCAAGTGCTGATTCTGTATCAATTAACACTACAAAGATGCCTTGCTCCTGTGCCGCCTTTACCACATTTCCTGACGCAATATAAGATTTACCACTACCAGACTCTCCTGCTAGTACAGTAACTCTTCCGAGCGGAATTCCTTTATAAAAATCTCCACTAATAAGATAATTTAAGCAATAATTGCCTACAGAAATCCAATCAGTAGGATCGTTAAAGCCTACTGATAATCCATCAATAGACTTCGTAATATCTTTTCTAAATTTGCTTACATCAAACGGTTTTACCATAAAATTTTCCTCATAGAATATATTATAAAATTGTGAAAGATCTCGCTGGTTACCGGAAGGAGATTTTTGCCGGAACTTTCACAAACTTTATATATTATTGACTTTGTCTAGCACGGATAGTTGCTAAAATATCCTCTGCTTTTGACCCGCCACCACTACTTTGCGGAGTTTCGGAGACTACCGTTTCTTCTTGTTTTTCTTCCTTAGGAGCAGGAGCAGTAGTGGTTTCTTCTGCCTTGCTGGAAGTTGAATCTGTTTGTGGTTTGTACATACCTGCTGGACGGAAGTATTGCCCAAATGCCTCGGGATCATATTGTCCACCGTCTACAGATACTTCAAACATTTCTTTAATAACATTGATTGCTGTTTCATCCGGCTTGTTCGGAAGGAAACTGCTAAGATCAAACAAACCATATTGGGATACTGCTTCCATTTCTGCTTTATCAAGTGCGCGTTCGCGTCTTGCCCAAGTAGATGTAGAGTAATCAGCGTATCCACCTTTGGTTGTTTTTGTCAAACGGAAGTCCAAACCACTTGTATAATCAGTCGGAAGTTCCTCTAGTTCAGGATCCATCAATGCCGCTTTAAGCAATTGGAAAATTTGTGGTCCGATAATAAATCTACGAACTGGATTCTCTGGAACTGTGTCCTCAGCGAGCGGGCTATCTAATACAAAACCCTGGAAAATGTAAGAACGTTTTTTCCAATATTTACGTCCCATATCTTCTAGTGCTGGATCTTTAAACCAAGTGCGAACCTCAGTCAAAACTGGACAAGTTTCGTTCCACATCTCCATACACGGAACCTGTACAAAGGTGTTTCTCGAATCACTGTCACCTTTAATTCCGCTAAATGGAAGTCGAATCATAAGTCTTTCTACCCAGAAGAACGAATTGCTTTCGTTACCATCAGGAAGAAATCTTAATACTGCTGTAGATTGTTCTGGAATGTTCCAGAAAGGAAATATAGCGTTATCACCACCGCTAGTGCTAGATTTGCTACC